GCAGGAGGTCGTAGAGCGATTGGCCATATGTCTTGTGGCTGTCTTGGTAGAGGCCGCCGATGACGACGGGGAACTGTCTGCCATAGGGGTTGAGCTGGCAGCGGATGATGACGTTCTCGTCGAGGACGGTTACGACGAGAAAGATTTGATCGATGGACGGGATGCCAATCTCGAAGCCGGAGATGCGGACCCATGACTCGTCGATTACGCGGGCGTCGCCGAGGGTGAAATATGAATGGTCGAAACGCTCCCGTTGGTGAGGTTGAGACGGGTCGATGGAGAGGCCGCGGCCTTCTTCCTTGTTCCAGTGGTGGGCGTTCCATGCGTTTCTGGGTGGCGCTGCCTTGTGTCGTAGCTCTGGTTTATTGCGCAGCTTGGGGTACAGGCCAGAGTAAAGCAGGCTGTTGAATGAGACGTAGTCAGAGAAGACGATGAACTGCATGTTGTCCCAGTCGCCCCAGTTTACTCTGGGGTCGGGGAAGCAGCGGCGGGGATCGAAGTTGATGATGCGGTTCTGGTTTGTCTTGGCGTCCCAGACGACCTTTGTGGGGGCGAAGCCGTAACGGATGCTGTCTAGGAGCATCTGAGCAAGGCGGGCCTCGCCCGCCGTGCGGCGCATCTGCTGGTGTAGGACGCGCTCTAGGATGAGAGACGCTTGGCGGCTCTTCCGATTAAGTCCCTCAAGTTGGAACATTGGGTTGCGCCCTGAGAGAGCAGCCATGAGATAAGTGAGAACAGTATCGCTAATGGCACGAGTGTCAGCGATAACAGCTTTTTCGCGGAAGTCTGTAGTGTCCGCAGGCACGTAGACATCGTGGGCACGGTCGGCCTCCTTCCAATGGTCATAGCGTTTACGGATGCGGAAGTGGGACATGTCCACCATGGACTTGACGTAGTCTACGAGACGGCGCTCCTGCTCTTCCGAGAGCATGGGCGCGATGTCCTCATAGTTGACAAGTTTGTCGGCGAACTCTGAGAGATCGACAACGACGCCTTCTCCTGGTGGCGGTTGGTACTCCGCCGACAGGTACGACATGTTCTTGGGTCCACTTACAGCCATGATGAATTTTTACCTTTCGCCGGTGGATGCTGTCGTCCTGCCCATGCCCCAACCGGGCCACTGAAGATTGGATGCGTTGATGCTCTCTTGGAGCGATTTCCCGATGGTTGCCGAGTTGTTGTTGAGGGACTGGAACATGTCGTTCGTCAGCTCGAATGCGTCGGGGGAAACGGCGGTTCGGGATAGGACGTCGATGGCTATGACGGCGGCATCTACTTGGTCGTCGTGGTTGCCGTTGGGAAAGGTGACGGCCTCCTCGATGAAGGCGTCGAGCCAGGTGGCGGTGTCTGGCAGGAATACTCTGCCGCCCTCGATGAGGGGGAGGATGGCGTTGGTGCGGCTGACCTTGTCGTGGACGACCTTGTAGGGGATTACGGAGACGCCGCTTTCGCGCTTGAGTTCCTGAATGACGGACTGACCGCTGGCCTTGTCTTCGATGTAGAGGGCGCGGAGCCCCTTGCCGCGCCACTGGTTGTTGATGCGGATGAGGCGTTGCTTGAGTTCGGGGAAGTCGAACTTCCCGCGCATAACGTCGATGATGTAGATGTCGCCGTTGGTGTCCAGGCCAGCGACAACGGCGGCGGAGTAGTCGGCTGTCTCGGTCTTTTTGAAGGCGGTGTCTACGCCGATGACGATGGTGCTGAATTGCTCGGGGCGGAGGTCGGCAGGATAGGACTGCCACCATTCGGTTTTGATGAGGTTGCCGCCCTCGACGTAGGGCTGCTGCTGGTAGAGGCTGGCGAACTCTCTAGGGTTCAGGCGTTCGCGGCGCTTCAGGTCTTCTATTGGGAAGCGTTCGGGCCAGAGGGGCTCCTCCTTCTCCTTGAAGATATGGCGCTTGCTGGCGGTGAGCTTCCTTGTCTCGCCGGGGGCAAGCCAGCGGGGGTCGTCTTCCGGGAGATCGCAGCGCGGGATTTTCTCGCCCTTGGTTGTCTTGATGGCTGCGAAGTTGACGTGGGTCCAGCGGCCCTCTTTCCAGTCGTCGCTGTCGATGAGCCGACCGGCTAAATCGTCGGGGTGCCAGCGGGTGAGGATAATTATTTGCTTGGCGCTGGTTGAGGCGGCTGGCTGGAGGCGGGTTGCTAGAGCGGAGGTGTAGTAGTTCCACGTCTTGTTGCGCTGGGTCATGGACTCGGCGTCTTCTCGGGACTTGATTGGGTCATCGACGATGAGGAGGTTGGCTGGGCGGCCACTGGTCGTGCCCCCTACTCCGACGGCGAAGTAGGCTCCGTTCTGTTCGGTACGCCACACGTCGGCAGCTCGGGACTCGGTTGAAAGGTCGAAGTCGGGGAAGGCTTGGTGAACGGTTTTCTCCTCGACGATGGTACGGACCTGTCGCCCGAAGTCGGTGGCGAGCTGGCTGTTGTAGGAGCAAGACATGACGTAGCGCTGCGGGTCGCGGGCCATGAAGTAGCTGGGAAAGAGGACGGTGCCGAAGGTGCTCTTGGCGGGGCGTGGGGGCATGGTGATAAGGAGGTTGTCAGTGCCAAGGGTTCCCTTCTCTAGGCGGTTCAAGGCGTCGATGAGTTCGAGCTGGAAGCCGGGGATTTCCCAGTCGGGGTAGAGGAGCTTCACGAAACCAAGGAAGTCCTCCTGGGCGTCCTTGAGGCGGAGGAGATACCGGGCCGCTTGGGCCTGTGTCTGGCTCATCGGCGGGTCTGAAGCAGACGGCCTATTCTGGCCTGCCTGATCTTGTCGGCGGCAGAGCCGTCGACGACGGTGTCTGACATGACGCGCATGAGGTGGTCGAATATCGCGGATTTGCGGTTGTGGGCTGGGATGTCGGAGGTGTCGAGCTGAGACATCGCCTTGCCGAGGTCGTTGAGGTTGATGTTGGACGCGAGCGCGTCCTTCTCGGGATTACTTACTGTCATTGGTGTCTACCTCCACGTCGATTGCGTCTAGGCCAGCAGCGATGCGCTCCAATTCGTCGCGAGACATGTCGACGAGTTCTTTGGTGCTGTGTTCGTGCTGGATGTAGCTCGCGGATAGGTCGGGAACGACCTTGTTTAGGAGCGTTGAGAAGACACGAGCTTGGGTTGGCGACCAATCGATGGTGCCATGGACGACCTGGTTGGCCAGATCGATGTGTTTCTGAACAACTTTTGAAATTTCGCCGCGAATATGGGCGCTTTGGCCCGGAGTTAGCCGGTGTTTTTCGGCTAAAGCGATAGTTTTAGACACTTTATCTAGTTCCTTCTGCTCGCGTGCGCGTTTTTCCGCGATCCTCCGGCACTTTAGCGAGCACTTTGTATATCGGTCGTCCCATACGTTAGGGACGCTGTAGCCTTTTCCGCAGATTGGGCAGACTTTTTCGACTCGATCTTCCGACATTTTGATTTTTGCTCCGCTTGGTCGTTGAGTAGGAGAGGTAAAAAAAAATTAAAAACGTCGGCGGCGGCGAGGCCGCCCCCCCCCCACCCGTCAGACGCGCGTTTCCGAAGGAACTTCTTGTGCTGCCGATCAGCTCGGAGCGGAGCGGTCGGCCCATGCAACACCCGCTCCACGGAGAACGCACATGAGTGCAACGCAAGGCCAGTCTCTGGCCGTCATCGCCGAACTCGTCGCCAACGGCGACGCCACGCCCGAAGAGGCCATCACGACGCTCAACGAGCGCCTGTCGAAGGCGAAGGAAGGGTCGTACAAGGCCCGCCGCACCGCGCTGGCCATCGCGCAGCTCACGTCCAAGGGCGGGCTCGACGTCAAGGCCGCGTTCGAGGGCGCGAAGGGCAAGCCGAAGGCCGAGGCCAAGCCGAAGGCCAAGGCGAAGCCTGCCGCCAAGGCCGAGCCCGCGACCGATCTCGCGGCCCTCGTGAGCGGGATGTCGCCTGACGAGAGGGAAGCCTTGGTCGGGCTCATCATGAGTTCGTTCAAGTAGCACACGACGAGAAGCGCAGCGCCTTCGGGCGCTGCGTTTTTTTTTGCCCGCAATTTCGCGGATTTCGCCTGTTTCAAGGCAGATCAGCGACACAACGACAGGTAAACCCATGAAATATAACCGACTTCCCATCCTTCATAGGGATGCGTTAGCTCATTCTCGTGCAATTCGACGCCACTCGGACGTTTCAGATCGCGCCGCGCGACCCTCACGACACCGCCGCGACAGACGTCGTCGTCGTCACACCAGCATCTTAACGCGGACGATGTCTGCGTTCGTCCATGTTTTGGTCGTGTTCGGAATATCGGCGTTATTCGCCCTCGTGATGGTCGAGGCCATCGCAGGCTGTGGCGCGACGACATACCACCACGACGGCACATACACGACAGGCGAGTGCGTGTTTTTGACCCACAAATCAGTCTCCGGGCGCTGGAGATAACTCCACACGCGCCTGTCTCCGAAGGAGCTTCTTTTTCTGGATCAATCCAACCAACCAACCAAAACGGAGATTTTGCATGTTTGATTTGGCCCAGCCAAACGACGAGCCAGGACAGTGCGTCAAGTGCCGAGGCACTGGCCGCTACGAGTGGGGCGCTAGCGTCAACGGAAAGATGACGCACGGCGGCAAGTGCTACTCGTGCCGAGGCACTGGCAAGCAGGATCGGCGGCAGATTAGCCGGAACCACGCCTATAACCGCCACAAAATCGCATCCCTGACATAGGAGGCCAGACATGGCTCGAACCCATCGTGTCGGAGGCCGTCGTCGTGACGGCCTGACCGACGACATCAACATTCGCGACCGTGAAGACAGGTCGCCACCTCGGTCGCACCGCAGGGCAACCAACCGCAAGACGCGCCACGCTGCCAAGACAGCGATGGCGTTGGTCATGCTCGGCAACGACGACCCGATCATCGAAAACCACCGCCTTCCGTGGTGGACGTGATCTCAACGCAACCAAACGAGGAGATATCTGCATGAAACCACTGACCCGTGAGCAGCGAGAGGCGCTGCTCAACATCTATCGCCGCGACTGGGGCAGCTACGACAAGCCCGCCAGTTATCTGGCGTTCCGTCGCACCGCCTATAACAGCCACATGGGCTGCGTGATGGTGCCGTGGTTGAACATGTGGCTTGGCATCAAGCCCGATGGATACACGCACTCATGAGGGTGCTCATCGGCTGCGAGACTAGTGGCGTCGTGCGAGAGGCTTTCTTCGCACGGGGCCACGACGCATGGTCGTGCGACATCCTGCCAGCAGACACACCGACCAATCGCCACATCAGAGGCGACGTACGTGACATCATCAAGGTGATCGACTTCGATCTGCTCATGGTGGCGCACCCACCTTGCACGAGACTGTGCAACAGCGGTGTGCGTTGGCTACACAAACCACCACCCGGCAAGACACGCGAGCAGATGTGGCAGGAACTCGACGACGGCGCAGAGCTGTTCGGCGAGCTGCTCAACACGCCACATGTGCCTCGTGTCGCCATCGAAAACCCTGTCATGCACAAGCACGCCAAAGCGAGGATCGACAACTATGTCGACTTCGCGCAGTCAGTACAGCCATGGCAGTTCGCTAGCCACGAGGCCAGTGCAGACAACGTGAAGAAACGCACATGTCTGTGGCTGCGTGACCTCCCGAAGCTCAAGCCAACGGGCAGGCTCGACGGCACAACAGCACGACCTGACGTGCATCACGCATCACCTGGGCCAGACAGATGGAAGGTCCGCTCAAAGTTTTATCCCGGCCTCGCAGCGGCGATGGCACATCAATGGGGCGACTACGCACTAACTGCATAGTTGACAACGTGTGTTGCATAAGACACACCTAAAGCATAGGAAGGATGCACTATGGAACTAACCGAAACCGAACAAGCCGCACTTGATGCGGTGACGACAGCCACGGTCAGCGGCTCCGACGGCTACAAGCCTGTGTTCACCAGTAACAAGACAGAATGGAATGCGCTTATGAGCCTCAAAGACAAGGGGCTCATCGAAGAGCGAGCCGCTGGCCCGCGCGGCGGCAAGCGGTTCTTCGCTGTCATACCACCTTTGAAGGGTGTAATCGGAGAGCCCGAGAATCTCACGCCAAAGGACGTCATCAAAAAGGTTGAGTGGACAGTAACAGCCCTCGACCTCTGCCCCGAGGATCAGGCCGTCGAGTGCAAGCGCAACGGCCACCGCGACACAGGTCGCGGCGTCTGCGCCGACTGCGGCGAGTTCCTCGACCCCGAGCCAGAGCCGAAGCCGTTACCCGGTCTCAGCCTCGTGCTGACCGCCGACGGCGGGGTTAAGCTGTCGTGAGACACACTCTCGACAACTATCCAACCCCGCACAGTATCATCTGGGCGCTGCTCCCGCAGCTCGGATGGCGCGACATCCAGCCATGGGAGCCATGTGCGGGCGATGGGCGGTTCGCCGACGCCATAGACAAGGCGTTCGGTGTCGAAACGCTGCGTCATGACATCACGACAGGCCATGACTTCTTCGATTGGCGTCTGGCGCAAGCGCCTGACATCGTCACCAACCCGCCATTCAAGGGCATAAGAAAGTTCATCGACCACGCCTTCGCCATCGGCGTGCAGCGCATGACTCTGGTCTGCCCGGAGAGACTGTGGGCGTGCCAGAAAGGCTGGGAGCAGAAGCGACGCCACAATCCCAGCCGCTTCATCAACCTCACATGGCGTGAGGACTACCTTCAAA